CTACCTACGTAACTTACGTGGTAAGGCAGCACGTATCCAAGAACGTAGACGATAAGAAACACACGAAAAGCCTTGATATATCAAGGCTTTTTCTTTTTGTCTATTTTTCTGTGGTGTGATATTTTTTGGGGAAAAGTGCTCTTGGGGGCGATTTGGGGGCAAGCTTTTCACATGAATTGAATTGCATTATATACTTCATCTTTCATCTTTTTAGTGATATGTAAGTATATAGATTCAGTCACTTGACTGTTCTCGTGTCCAACTCGAGCTTGAATGGAATAGAGTGGCAATCCCATCTCAGCAAGCTTCGAGATATGCGTGTGTCTGAATATGTGAGTGGATATATTCTTGTCGATTCCCATTCGCTCTCTATGTGTCCGTAGGAACGCATTCACAGCTGTGATTGTTAGTGGGGTGTGTTTGGATGTCGTGAAGATGAAACCTCGATTTTTGCCTTCTATTTCTTCAATTTGAGCAAGAATCTCGATGCATCTATTTGGGAGCGAGACCGAACGGATCGATGCGTTCGTCTTTGGGGATGTGCTCGCATAAACATCCTTGATTTTCAATTGGTGGTATTCTAGCGTTGAAGATACGTGTGCAACTGGTGGATTTGAATTCAAATCGATTTTGTCCCAAGTTAGGGCGAGAGCTTCACCAGCTCGCATCCCTGTCATGTACATCCATTCGAAAAACATCGCATATCTTAGATTGATTTTGCGAGTATATTCAATCAAACGATTGTATTCGTCATCCTCCAAGAATTTGTTGGGGTTCTTCTTAGATTCTGTTCGGACTTTATATTCGATGATGCATCCTTCAATTGGATTCGTCTCAATGTATCCATTTTTGACAGCGTATTGGAACAACTTATTCAAACGTGACTTATAAGTCGATGTTGTTTGATTCGCTAGATTCTTTTGATACAAAAGAAAATCAAAAAATCGATTCAAGTCTTGAGTTGTGATTGTAGTGATAATTCTCTTTGAATCAATGAATTCTTCAAACTCTTCATATTGTCTCTCTACGGACAAGAATGTGGTTCGCTTCACGTTTTTCTTATATATTTTCTTGTATTCCTCTATGACCGAATGAATCGTTCGACTATCTGTCACAACATTCCCAAGCTCTTTTCGAATGGCATTCGCAAGCATCTCTTGAGCTCTCTTCCTAGTCTCACGAGTCTTGTTGTTGAACGTAACGGATTTTCTACGCCATTTTGCGAATCGTGGGTCATAGAACTTCTCACAATAGCGATACTTGATGCCATCCTTTCCGTGTCGTTCCTCTATATACATATTAAATCACCCTTTATGATGCGTAATTAAATCTAATGTACTTAGAATTAGTTGAGCATTTTCTACAACATTTTTATATTCTTTCGAATTACTTTTAATTGGTTTTTCAATTAAATAAATAAAGCAGCAAGGGAAATCGAAACTATTCAACGTGATTCTAATGGCTAGAGAATTCACTTTTTTTGATTGTTTTCTTTTCCCAGTGACTCCACCAACAACAGCTCCAGTCATTCCCCACAATCCGCCTGCCAATGCTGTCATGACAGCACCTCCGACAACAGCTTTCCCAACGCCCCCAGTTATAACAACATCATCATTTTGGATAAGTTCATAACTAACTAAGTCATCAAACGAGAACCAGTCTGTGTTTTTCTTTTTGTTCTTTTTGAAAAACGGATAAAAAATATTTGTTATTGAAATTAAAAGAAACTTAGATAAACAACCTCTTTTCTTTGAATTAGGAACTACAACTTTGTCCATTTTGAATTTCTTATTTTCTTCATCGATTGTAATGTTTTCAATTTTTTTAAATTTTTGCATAATATCCCTCCTATAATAGAACCTTTCCAATTACTGATACTTTCTCAGCATCCACAACTATATTCTCATACTTTGGATTCTCAGATTTCAGAATAACGTTTTTCCCATCACGATATAAATACTTACAAGTGACTCCTTCATCTTCAACTCTCACGATAGCAACTTCTCCATCTTCGACAGTCGGTTGATATCTTAGATATACTTCAGAGCCTTTCTTGATGAGCGGCTCCATTGAATCACCTGTGATTCGAACCAATTCATTCGCACCATTTGGAACGATTGAAGAGGGAAGCACACCCATCTCAGCATCCACATCATCCACATGAATCATGGATCCGGCAGCAGATTGACGGCCACGCACGAGATACACCACTTTTTCTTCTTGGATTCCATTTTGTTCATCTAATTGATGCGAAGCGAATTCGTATACTTTCGATTGTCTCTTGGAGTCTAGTTTGTTGTAAATATCTAACAAATCATTATTTGAAATTTTAATTCCAAGCAAATACTCAGAACTTACTCCGAGAGTATCAGCGAATAAATTTATCTTATTGATTGGTAATTGTCTACTTTTATTGAAATATCTCGAGATGGAAGATTTTGGTAAATCCAATTTTCTAGCGAATTCGCTCAAGCTCCATCCTCTTTGATTGCATAAGTCGATAATAATATCAACAATTTCGGAATTTGTTCTCATGGTTTTGAAGCTCCTTCTTTTGCTTTATTTATGCGATTATTATAGCATTAACGTTCCCAAAAAGAAACATTTTTTATTTTTTTTGATATTAAGTGTTGACAAACGGGAACACCAATGCTATTATAGGGTCACGGTTAAGAAATTAGTCGTACAAAACAAGAAAAAGAGTCACACAAACGCAACATACATTAGAGGAGGTGATGGAAGTTTGAAAAAGATTTTATTTAACCCTAACCGTTTGAAAGCTGAACGAATCGCAAGAAATCTCTCTCAAGAAGAGGTGGCGATGAAGTTAGGCAAAAATCGAACTTGGTTAGCAAAAAGAGAGAATGGGAATGTGGATGTGGGTGCTGATGATTTAGCAGCTATTGCGACAGTATTGAAAGTTGATGATTTATCAATTTTTTTTACATAAAGCGTTCCCGAAAAGCAACGATTTAAGGAGGGAACATGAACAAGAAGATTATTTCAAAAAAAGAATTCCAAGAAATGTATCCAAGATACAACACGGAATCCAAGTGGAAGACAATCGTGAACCGAATCAAAGCGAGCGAATATGCTGATGCTTATGTACGGATCTCACGTAACGATGTAAACATCAACATCGAATTGTTCGAACGATTCCTCGAGCTTGAAGGAATCAATTGGGCGAATCGATACGGGACCAAGATGACAAGAACAGAATTTGAAAGGAGATTGGCATAGATGAGACGAAAAAGAAAAACAAGAGTGCGATTCATTCCATTAATGAGATGGATGCTTCAATGGTACATCCTATCATTTGGACTCATTATCGCAATGATGAGCATCGTGCTCTTAGTTGGAAAGGCGGTTGAGCAGCACGAATCAAAAGTGAATCTAATTAGAAGTGGACAATATGTGGAACCCGATTTTCAAGACTCATGGAAAACAAAGGAGGAAAAGAAATAATAATTCATGCCAAAACGAAAATAAAAAAAGCCGATGAAACAATCACCGACTTTCACAACTAACTAACTACATTATAAAAATAAAACAAGGAGAAATCAAACAAATGAGCGAAACAACTAAAAAAGAAGAACAATTTGTTCTCAAAATCTTAGAAACGGTTCAAGAATATGAGAATGCTGATTTCAATATCATAGAAGCACTTGGAGTAATACTCAAAATGGTGCTTTTTGCAAGAGGAACAGGAATACCAATGTCCGAAGTCATCGAAGATAACAAAAAAGAGTGGGGGATGGATGAATGACAGTTAAAATCAACAAACTAGAAATCGAGAATGTGAAGCGTGTCAAGGCTGTCACGATTGAGCCTACATCAAACGGGCTCACAATTCTCGGTGGAAACAACAATCAAGGAAAAACAAGTGTCCTCGATGCCATTGCTTGGGCATTGGGTGGCAATAAGTACAAACCAAGCAAACCAGCTCGTGACGGGTCCATGAATCCTCCAACACTACGATTAGAACTATCTAATGGACTCATCGTGGAACGTAAAGGAAAAAATTCAGATTTAAAAGTTACGGATCCAAGTGGACAAAAAGCAGGACAACAATTGCTTGATTCATTCGTGGAAGAGCTCGCTTTGAACCTTCCAAAATTCATCGAATCAAGTTCAAAGGATAAGGCGAACACACTTCTTCAAATCATCGGTGTCGGTGATAAGTTGTGGGAGTTAGACCGTAAAGAAGAACGACTATACAACGAGCGAAGAACAATCGGTCAGATTGCGGATCAGAAAAAGAAATACGCAGCCGAGCAACCTCAATATCCCGAAGCTCCGAATGAATTAGTAAGCATTGCGGACTTGATTCATGAGCAACAAGAGATTCTTGCTCGCAATGGTGAGAACGCCAAGAAGAGACAAAACCGAGAAAATATCGTGAACTCGTTGCATCTCTCAGAAGCTCGCTTGAAACAATTGAAAGAGCAACTTGCTCAAGAAGAAGCGACTCACGAGAGTCTAATGAGCGACTACATCGCAGCAAACAAGTCCATTGAAGATTTGGTGGATGAATCAACGGATGAGATTGAAAGTTCAATCGCAAATATCGAAGAAATCAATCGCAAGGTTCGAGCAAACCTCGACAAAGAGAAAGCCGAAGAAGATGCGAAACAATACGGGTCCCAATACGACCAATTGACAAAAGAAATCCAAGATGTTCGAGACGAACGCACAAGCTTACTCGATAGTGCGGACTTACCGTTGCCGGATCTTTCGGTAGAAGATGGTGAACTCGTCTTTGAAGGGCAAAAATGGGACAACATGAGCGGTTCACAACAATTAAGAGTATCGACCGCAATCGTTCGCAAGTTGAAACCAGAATGTGGATTCGTACTCTTGGACAAGCTCGAACAAATGGACATTCCAACATTGAACGAATTCGGCAAGTGGTTAGAGTCTGAGGGACTCCAAGCCATTGCGACTCGAGTGTCTAGTGGAGAGGAATGCCAAATCATCATCGAGGATGGCTATGTCGTATCAGACACCGTCACACCATTCCAAGACACAGAACCAACGAACGCTTGGAAGTTTTAAGGATAAGAAAGGAGAAATCACATGAACATAACATCTGGTAAACAAGCAAGAGCCCAACGTGTAGTGATTTATGGGACTGAGGGAATCGGGAAGTCAACACTCGCAGCACAATTCCCGGATCCATTATTCATCGACACAGAAGGCTCGACATCGAACATGGATGTCAAACGTATGGACAAACCAACAAGTTGGACAATGCTCATGAATCAAATCGCATTCGTGAAAGCGAATCCGACCGTTTGCAAAACATTAGTCATCGACACAATCGATTGGGCTGAATCATTGGCAATCGAGAGTGTGTGCTCGATGCATGGCAAGAGAGGAATCGAAGACTTCGGCTATGGGAATGGATACACGTATGTCCGAGAAGAAATGGGCCGCTTATTAGATAAGCTTCAAGAATTAGTGGACATTGGCATCAACGTGGTCTTGACCGCACATTCGCAACTTCGCAAGTTCGAACAGCCTGATGAAGATGGAGCTTACGACCGCTACGAATTAAAACTTGGTAAGAAGACGAGCTCACAAACTGCTCCCGTAGTGAAAGAATGGTGCGACTTACTTCTATTCTGTAACTACAAAACGATGGTGATGACCTCAGAAACTAAGAAGAAGAAAGCAACAGGCGGACAACGTGTCATGTACACGACACATCACCCAGCTTGGGATGCGAAGAATCGTCATGGACTCCCAGACGAGCTTCCAATGGACTATGCTGCTATCGCACACATCTTCGCTTCTTCATCTCAAGAAGCACCAAAGAAACAAGCTCAAAATGTGGGCGTTGGAAAAGTAGTAAGCGAGCCTCAAATTGTTGAGCAAGTACCCTCAGTCGATGAAGTTATCCCAGCAGGAACGAGTGGAACAGAAACTCAAGAAGATCCGTTCCCTATTAAAGAATCAATCACTATACCAGACTCTATTCCACAAGCATTGAAGGACTTGATGCTTCAAAATTCAGTCACTCCGAAGATGCTTCAAGATGTAGCATTCAAGAAGGGACACTTCCCACAAGACACACCAATCGAGAACTTCCCACAAGAATATTGGGCATTCATGGTTACGAATTGGGCGGATGTCTTGAAATCAATTGAAAGTAAATAACAAACAAAAGAAAGAGGTAAATAATTATGACAGAACAATACAACAACTTCGAACGTGAATTTGGATGGGACGACACTATCCAACAAGACTCAACATTCATCTTGCTTCCTGTGGGACTTTACGAGTTCACAGTAAAGGGATTTGAACGACAAAGACATACTCCAAATCCTAACAATCCCGGGAAGCTCCCAGCGTGTCCAAAAGCGGTCGTAAGTATCGAGATTGAAACACCTCAAGGAAAAGCAGAATTGAAACACAATCTATTCTTACACTCAAGCACAGAAGGAATGCTTTCATCATTCTTCGGATCCATCGGACAAAAACGCAAAGGCGAACCATTGAAGATGAATTGGAACACAATCGTTGGAACTCGTGGCGTGTGCAAAGTCGGAATTCGTAAATACAACGACAATGAATACAACGAAGTCAAAGCGATGCTATATCCCGAAGATGTGAACCCAAGTCAAGTCTTGAATCGTTCACAACAACCAGCTCAACAATATCAACAACAAGCAACTCAACAACAACAACAACCATCTTGGGGTGCGTTCTAAGAGGAGGGACATTGAATGGAATTGCGAAAATATCAAGAAGAGGCTCGTGAGTCCATTCAACAGGAATGGGCAGAAGGTCGCAAGAAGACTCTTCTCGTCCTTCCCACAGGATGCGGAAAGACAATTGTGTTCGCAAAAGTAATCGAAGACCGAGTGAGGATGGGCGAGAGAGTTCTCGTCCTCGCTCACCGCTCCGAGTTGCTAGACCAAGCAAGCGACAAATTGTTCAAGTCAACAGGACTTCAAACATCGCTCGAGAAAGCAAGTTCAACGAGTATCGGCTCATGGAATCGTGTGGTCGTTGGATCCGTTCAAACCTTGCAACAACCCAAAAGACTCGCAAAATTCGAGAAAGACCACTTCGATTCGATTGTGGTGGATGAAGCTCATCATTGCATCTCTGATGGATATCAACGTGTGCTCTCACATTTTGATAGTGCGAATGTGTTAGGAGTGACAGCAACTCCCGACCGTGGTGATATGCGTAATCTAGGGACATATTTTGACTCGCTAGCCTACGAATATACACTACCGCAAGCCATCAAAGAAGGTTATTTGAGCCCAATCAAAGCACTCACAATACCATTGAATCTTGACCTCTCAAGTGTCTCAATGTCACAAGGTGACTTCAAGGCGAGTGATGTTGGGAATGCGTTGGACCCGTACTTGGAACAAATTGCAAACGAGATGATGGAACATTGCAAGGATAAGAAGACGGTCGTATTCCTTCCATTAGTGAATACATCCAAGAAGTTCAGAGACATCTTGAACTCGAAAGGATTCAAAGCTGCGGAAGTGAATGGCGAATCCAAAGACCGTGCGGAAGTCCTCGAGGATTTTGAGAACGGAAAATACAATGTCTTGTGTAATTCGATGTTACTGACCGAAGGATGGGATTGTCCGTCCGTTGATTGTGTGGTCGTGTTAAGACCGACAAAAGTTCGCTCGCTCTATTCTCAAATGGTGGGGCGTGGGACTCGATTGTTTCCAGGAAAAGAGCATCTCTTGTTATTGGACTTCTTATGGCACACAGAAAAGCATGAATTGTGTCGCCCAGCTCACCTCATCGCTGAGAACGAGGAAGTTGCAAAAGCGATGGTGGAGCGTACAGAAGAGAACACAGGAGCAGAATTTGAGCTTCTCGAATTAGAAGAAGTGGCAAAAGAAGATGTGACCGCACAACGAGAAGAAGCACTTGCGAAACAGCTCGCAGAGATGCGTAAACGTAAACGCAAGCTTGTGGATCCGTTACAGTTCGAAATGTCGATTCATGCCGAAGACCTCACAAGCTATGTCCCATCATTTGGATGGGAGATGAGTCCACCTTCGGACAAACAACTTCAAACATTAGAAAGACTCGGAATCATGCCCGATGAGATTGGCAATGCTGGGAAGGCTCAGAAGATTCTTGACCGCCTATCAAAACGCCAAAACGAGGGCTTGACAACACCAAAACAAATCAGATTATTAGAACGCTATGGATTCAGAAATGTAGGGATGTGGCAATTCGAAGCAGCATCTAAGCTCATCAATCGCATTGCTGCGAATGGCTGGCGAGTTCCTCACAGTATCGATGTCCATACGTATCAAGGAGAGTGATTGAGTGGAAGATAACAACTTACTTGAATTATTAGAATACATCGACCCCTCATTCCTCAACTATCAAGAATGGGTCAATGTGGGAATGGCTCTCAAGCATGAAGGCTATTCGGCATCAGATTGGGAATCATGGTCGGCTCGAGATTCGGGACGATACCATCCCGGGGAATGCTACAAAAAATGGGACACATTCCAAGGGACAGGCTCACCAGTCACAGGAGGGACAATCTTCCACATGGCTGTCGAGCAAGGATTCAATCCTTCTCAAGCTCATGATGATGGACGAGGTGCTCTCGAATGGGATTCATCTATTCAATACGACAACGACTACAAATTCGTTGACAAAACATGGATTGATGGGAAGGAGTTCCACGAACCAAAGAATTGGAATCCAGTACAAGAAATCATTCGATACTTGGATACATTATTCCAATCAGATGACATCGTGGCATATTCCACTCAATCATACGCTAAGACAAACGCTGAGACGGGCGAAATCGAAAAATATCTTCCACATCGTGGTTCATACGATAGAACCGCAGGGAAGCTCATAGACGAGCTTGAGAGATGTGGTGGAGATATCGGAAAGGTTCTCGGAGATTACAACGAGAAAGCAGGAGCGTGGGTGCGATTCAACCCCATGGACGGTCAAGGGGTCAAGAACGATAACGTTGTGAGTTATCGCTACGCTCTTGTGGAGTCCGACAACATGGACTTGGAGAAGCAAAACGCAATCATGCGAGAGCTTGAACTTCCAATCGCAACTCTTGTATATAGCGGTGGCAAGTCCATCCATGCGATTGTACGAATCGAAGCAGCAAACAAAGAAGAATACAAGAAACGTGTTGATTATCTATACAAAATTTGTAAGAAGAACGGACTCAACGTTGACGAACAAAACAAGAATCCAAGTCGCTTGAGTCGTCTCCCGGGATTCATTAGAGATGGCAAAAAACAATTCATCATTGACACCAATATCGGTCACAAGTCTTGGGACGATTGGTATCAATACATCGAAGACTTGAATGATGATTTGCCGGATCCTGAAGGATTGAGTGAGACTTGGGACAATATGCCCGAGCTTGCTCCAGAGCTTATCAAAGGCGTACTCAGACAAGGTCACAAGATGTTGATTGCGGGACCTTCAAAGGCTGGGAAGTCATTTGGGCTCATCAATATGTCGATTGCAATCGCTGAGGGCTCGAAATGGTTCGGTTGGGAATGTACGCAAGGGAAGATTCTATATGTGAATCTCGAGCTTGATAGAGCCTCATGCTTGCATCGTTTCAAGGATGTATATGCAGCAATGGGCATCGAGCCTCGAAACGTATCAAACATCGATATTTGGAACTTACGTGGAAAGACAGTCCCAATGGACAAGCTCGCACCTAAATTGATTCGAAGAGCCCACAAGAAAGGCTATATTGCGGTAATCATCGACCCTATATACAAAGTACTCACAGGGGATGAGAATAGTGCGGATCAGATGGCTCACTTCACGAACCAATTTGACAAAGTTGCGACTGAGCTAGGATGTTCAGTCATTTACTGTCACCACCACTCAAAGGGTGCTCAAGGTGGCAAGAAGTCCATGGATAGAGCAAGTGGGTCGGGCGTATTCGCTCGGGACCCAGATGCCCTTGTCGATTTAGTGGAATTAGAGCTCACGGATGAGATTATCCAACAACGATGCGACCAATTGGCTTGCGACATCTACAAAGATGCCATCAATCGCATGAATCGACCATATATGGAACAATACATCGGTTTAGATGACTTAAGAAGTCCATATCAAATGCGTAATCACTTCGAGAAAGCGGTCGTGAACATCCAAGATAGATGGCAAACGAACGAGCTTATCAATCGAGAAACAAGCAAGATTCAAACGATGTCAGCGTGGCGTGTGGATGGCACACTTCGAGAGTTCGCTAAGTTCAAACCAAGAAATGTGTGGTTCAGTTATCCACTCCACATTGTAGACGATACAGGAATCCTCGATGACATCGAATTGGATGATTCAAAAACACCACCATGGAAAAAGAACTTTGATAAAAAGAAACAAGACAGAAAAGAAGAACGAAAAATCGCATTCGACACAGCGTACTCAGTTCTAAATGATGGACTCGCTCCAGTCACTTCAGAGGCACTTTGTGAATATTTGGGCATATCTGAGAAGACTCTCAAGAGACGAATCAAGGAAATAAACGGGTATGAATTCGATGGTGAGAATGTCGTTCTCAAAAAGTAAATTCGGAAAAATTCCTATTTTTGGACAGGACAAACTCGGGGACAGACATCGGGACAGACAGGACAAAACACCGAGTTTGTCCGTGTCCAAGAAGTAAAATAAATGCACCTAAAAGGTGTACTTGGACAGGACAAACTCGGGACAAACTTCGACTTTGTCCACGGACAGACAAAACATAACACTAAGAGTGTGTAATAGGGAAGTGTCCGAAGAATCGTCCATCGTCCATGATAGGAACAGAACAGGTGGGCTTTAGACTCCGCCCACCATGTCTGTCCTTTCTACCATGGACAAAAGCGAAAATAAAAAAAGAAAAGTCTGTGTGGAATTTCACAAACTTAAAAGGAGAAAAATATGGCACGTAAAAAATCAAAATTGTTGGAAGTGGGAAAAGAGATGCCGCTCTTATATCATTCATTCCCAGATGAAGAATATGACCCAACGCAATCTCAAGTGTTGGAATGGATTTCGAAACAACCTGAACTCATGGAATGGATTTTCAGACAATTGAAATCAACAGGTTATATCATCTATGACCCTCAATGGCAAGCGTGGAGAGGTGTTGGGGAGCATGATTGAATTCTTCATTCCCATGGAAAAGATTCCAACAACGACTCACCAACAAAAGCAAGTGACTTGTAGGAATGGAAAGCCTCATTTCTATGAACCTCCTAAGCTCATACAAGCTCGAGCGAAGTACATGGCACACTTCTCTCACTTCGCTCCTAAAACGCCTCTAAGGGGCTGTGTGAGGCTCACAATCAAATGGTGCTTCCCTCTAAAAGATGGAAAGTACAACGGACAGTATAAAGGCACGAAACCCGACCTAGACAACATGGAGAAATTGCTGCTTGATTGTCTGACCGATTTGGGGTTCTGGGAAGACGACAACAAGGTCGCTTCTAAAATCTCAGAGAAGTTCTATGCGGATCCACCAGGAATCTATCTCAGATTGGAGGAGCTTGAATGAAATTAGATTATCACGAATTCATGAACAAGGTCGCCGATTGGATTGTGGAACAAGAAAATGTCGCTCAAAAGTTAGGCTTCGGGTCGGTCGAATATTTTGAATGGGTGTTCGAGTCGAGTGGAAAGCTATGTGATGAATATGAGAATCATCCATTCGTGAGAAGACAAATGCTAATGGTATTCGAGCACATTGATGAAGCCTTCAAAAATCAAAATCAAAAATAAGGAGATAAACTATGGCAAATCAAGTCGAAGGATTGAACGGGACTCGTTCAACTTACGTATACGAGAACATCGAGCTTGTGGAGATTGACGGTGTTCGTATGGTTCGAAGATTAAAAGACAAAAAAATCATCGGACTAAATGCACCAAAGAAAGAACCTCAAGAGGGATACTATCAACGACAATTCAACAAGAGTCAACCAAGGTATCAAGATTTAGCTCTTAAAGAAGAACTCACTCAATTCTTCCAAGATACAGGGATGTCAATCGGTGAGTTCATCAAAGATTCCAACATCATCAATTATCATCTTGTGTGGAGCTTTGTGAACGGAAAGAACCGCATCACATTAGATGCAATTAACGAAATCAAAAGGAGAATAGATGCTTATGGAAAACATTAAAATTTATGTGATTGTTAGAAACCAAGAGCCTCACTTCTTATTCGAACGCATTGAAGACTATTCAAGCATGAGAGGATATCTTGCAAAGGCTCATCCACTCTACACACACCGATTCACGAAATACGTTGAGAAGGCAATGCACTTCCTCACAATCAAAGAAGCGTTGGACTTCATCCAAGCACACCAAATTGATGGCTCTATCATCAAGGACTTATCGCAAGAAAGACTTAAACGAAGAAAGATGTCCAAACAGTATCGTGAAGAATATGGAGATGTTATCACTTATCTATACAGTGTGATGGGGAATTCAAGCGATAAGATGCTTCAAGCTGCTCATGATATGAACGTTAGTGTGACATCGTTGTCGAAATTCATTCGAGATCCGTATTCAATCTCTTCTCAAACAAGAGACAAGATTGTGGCGAATATTACACGACTAAAGAAGGAGGACTAATTCATGAAAGAAACAACAGAATTCGAAAAATTGAAAGAAGATGTCCACTACTTGCTTGTGGCTCATTGCAAGTACAAGGACATGTCGATGTATGACAGAGCTTTGAAGCAATTCCAAGAAGATACCAACTACGGACAAATTGAAGAGATGAGCTACAATGAACGATTCGCTTTCTTACTTGGATTCGAAACAGCTCTCAAGAAAGTAGAGGCTATCGCTCTAAAAGATTGTAACAAGACTATGATGAAGCCTCGAAAGTTAGATAAACCGCTCGAACAATGTGGACTAATGAGTGCGACTTAGGAAGGTGATTCGAATGTATTTCGATGTCGATGAGGCTCTCAGAAAAGCACGAGAAATCTATGGAGAATTAGATGTCGATGGACACTATGGCGAGCAAGTTGTGATAAAACAAGATGAAAATCTATTCATGTACATAGAACCGTGGCTTTCGTATAGAGAAGTGTGGGAAAGCAGCAAACGGATCCTAGATGTAAAGGAGGATGAAAAATGGATGATAAAAACGAAAGCGAAAAACTAATGGAAGAATTGAAACGAATCGGAGAAGGACTCAACAAGTTCATTGAATCAATAGGCGAAGCGTTGAATAAATTATTCTATCCAAAAGAATACGAGTGGGAGATGAAATGCCCGTATAAGGATGGGGATGAATACTGGTTTATATACTCTTCTGGAGGTATTGATTATTCTTTTTGGGTTGGTAGATGGGAAGATGATAGCAGATTAAAATTAGGTAACGCATTTCCTACCGAAGAAGCAGCCGAACTAGAAGCCAAACGCAGAAACCTACTAACACGATTCAGAGCATTTCGTGATGAGTGCAATGGGGATTGGAAGCCTGATTGGAGTAATTACGAACACAAATGGGCAATTTATTACAAAGAAAAAGAGTTTACACCATTATGGTCTTATGAGTCAAATTCATTTTCGACTTTCGGCTATTTCAAAAATGAACAAGATGCCGAACGTGCAATTGAATTGTTTGGGGATGAAATCAAAGAATTGTTTGTGGAAAAGAGGTTGGAGAATGAAAACAATTAACGAAATAAAAGACGATGATTTAGTTTTTAACGAACAAACCCATTTTCAAATATATGTATCCGATTTAAAACATGAATGGAATTCGTTAAATGAAAATGAAAGAAGTGGTTGGCGGACTCTAAAAGAAAGAACAATCAAATTATCTGCTGGAACTGTATTGGATAGAATATATGAAGATATGGAATGTTCAGATGGCTATGAAGACATGTTTGTTCATTTATGGGACGACACGTCTGAAGAATTTAAACAAAGATTTCAAAAAATACTTGATGAAATTTGTGATTTTCCAAGTGCGATGATTTTAGATGTTGATGAAACTATCAATCCTTTTGTGGATTTAGAGGAGGAATAAAAAATATGGAACTAACTTTATATTTAGAAAATGGAAAAACATTAAGATTTGAAAACGTGACTAATTTAGAACAAGAATCATATGTTACGAGCCTTATTACATTTAATTATGTAAGTGCGTCTGATGGCAAGAAGAAAAGGGCGATTTTTAGCTTCAACAGTTTGATAGGTTTATCTGTCGATAAGGAGGACTTTGATGTCAATAGTTTATTCTAAACTCAAGGAGCTGATTCGATGATTGTTTGGGCATTGTTTGACAGCGGCAATGGCTGCTACGCTCAAGGAGTTCGAGAAATAAATTCGGGGGGGAGCAAGTAATGACAATCTATTCTGTGGGATTGGATATCGAAAATAAAAACAATCATTTTATTCACTTGAATCTCGCTGATTATTCGTATCTCTTCGGAGACAACAAGCTATACGAAACTCTTGACAAGCTCCCTCACCCGGATCTCATCATTGCAAGTCCTCCTTGTGAATCATGGTCGATTGCATCGTCTATGGACAAAGGGAACGCCTGTTGGAAACAAGAACGAGCTGATGATTGCTTATTCGACCCACAAATTCCACTAAGCCCATTTACAATCAGAGACTTCAATGACTATGAGCGATACCAATTCAAACCAGAAAGACAAATCGTCAAACGAATCAATGGTGAATTGTGTACTCATAACTTGATTCAAATCATTAAACGATACAATCCGAAATATTATGTCATTGAGAACCCAGCAAGCTCGAAAATATGGGACTATATCGACCGAGTTCTTGGATTCAAAATCCCGTATGACAATCTAGCTCATTACAATCAATATGATGATTATCCAATCCAAAAACCAACAAGATTCAAATCCAATATTGAGCTTAAATTGAAAACAGGAAACAAACCAAGCGACATCAATTTCAAACTAATGAATGGATACAACAATCGCTCAAATATCCCGATTAGTCTAGTGAAGAGCATCTTCAATCAAATTCTTGAAATGGAGGGGTTGAATGAAAGATAAGAAAATCGCT